TCTTCAAATTTTAAGTTTCTAGGCAAAACAAGTTCTGCTGTAGTAGTTTGGTCATCAAAACTCTCACTTATCGTTACCTTATTCACAGCAGGAAAATACAGTACCTTATTTCTATTAGGTTCTGTTGCTGTTGGAACTTGTGTAATTAAAATTTCGTGTCTTAATCTTAACATTATTTGCTTAATTCTTCTATAGTATAATCAGTATCACTTATAGCATCTATTTGAAAATATTGTATGTTTCGCATTCCTTGTTGCTGTGCAAAATTGCTACTAACTACAACTATTTTTGTAACACCACAAATCTCATTTAAAAAAGTATTTGTAATTTTTAAAGATACAGGTGCAATACAATATGAACGCAATAATCTAGTATCAGTTGTTGGATATTTATCTATACTACCTTCAAAAAAACCACGAATAGTTATGCTAGTATCACCCTTATTAATATATTCTTTTATTGTTCCATTTTGACCTGCAATGGATGTTGTTACCACATTATTTGGTTCATTTATATCTACAATACAATGCTCTATTAAACACCCTGTAACATCACCTATACTATAATTATCAGCTAAAGAAACTGCTGCTGTAGAATAAGTTTTTGTCTGCTCATCATATTCAGGAACACCATAATTTGGTTTTTCAATAAATAACGATCCGTAATAAGGTGTACCAAACTTTGTATATCCTTCAGGCAAATCTCCTACAGGATAATCAGGTATACTAGGAACTAAAGAACTTACAATAGGTAAACCAAATCCTTTACCTATTATTTCTTGTGCCTTTTTGCTTAATTTAGTATTTGGAATAGTGAAATTTATTGCCATTATTTTACTGCCATTAGTTGGAAATCATTTACTGCACCTATCATTGCTTTTGTTACTTCTGCTTTTATTGCAGTTGCACTTTCACGCAAGTTAGTTGTATTTACACTTAATTGTTCAATCAAATTACCAATATCAATATAGAAATTTTGTGGTTGTCTTGTTTCTACTGCTGATAATGATGTACCTGTTTTCTTTGTTGATTTTGTTGTACTAGCTGTAGCACTTGCAGGTTGTCCCATTGGATTAACTACACTTGAAATACCACCACTCATAGAAGCATTTAAACCATCTTGTGCTTCTTTTGCTCTCCATAATCCTACTGCCAATGCTGCTGCACCTGCTGCTGCAATCATTAACACCCCTACTCCTGTTAAACCTTCAAAAAATGCAGTAGCTGTATTCAATGCCCATTGTGCTGCTTCTGCTAATAATAAAGCAGATTTGTAAGCAGTTATTAACCCTATCAATGTACCAAAAGCAGTTATTAAAAAAGTAAATAATACTTTGTGCTTTTCAATCACATCAGCTAAACTTATTAATGCACTCAAAACACCCTGAATAACAGGCAAAAACATTTCACCTAAAGTAGCTTTTAACTGAAACACAGCAGTATTCATTCTGTTCATACTAGCAGATAAACTTTTACCTGCTTTTTCTACTCCACCTGCAAATTCAGTTTTTAATTGTGCTGCAAATTTAGGTAGAAAATCATCTGCCATCAACTTACCATCAGCCATAAACTTATTAAGTTCTGCTGTTGACATTTTCATTGCTCTAGCAGCAATCTGAAAAGCACCCGGAATCCTTTCACCTAACTGACCACGAAGTTCTTCTGCTTGAACAGTACCTTTAGACATCATTTGTTCTAATGCCCTAAATGCACCTTCTGACTGCTCTGCTGATAAGTGCATAACAGTAGAAGCCATACCAATACCTTCAAAAACATCTCTTACTGCTTGTCCCTGAATAGAAGTACCCCTAGCTGCTGCTTCAAATGATCCAAAAGCATTTGCAGCAACTTGTAAATCTAATCCTAATTCACCTGTCTTTTGTGTTAACCATTCAAAATCTGCTGCACCCTGCTGAACACTACCACCTGCAAAGTTTAACTTGTTTCGCAATGCTTCCATTGCAGCAGTAGCATCTACAATCTCTTTTACAACATAACCTGCAACTAATGTTTGAAAACCACTTTTTAAAGCATTGACTGACTTATTTAACTTTTCAGTTTCATTAGTAGCACTCTTGATTCCTTTAGTAAAGAAATCCTTTAAATTAATGATGTAATCAACTCTATTATTTGCCATTTTTATCTTGTACTGTACCGTTAAACTTTAAAACAAACATCAATTCTTCCCACCTTTTGCAAAACTCCGAATCACTTAATTTATCCGGATTGACTTTAAAATAAAAGCGGATAAGTGCATTTTGCTGTGCTAACTCATCCGCTTCTAGATAATCTTTGTAAAACTTTAATTTTTTTTTAAAACACCTTGCTTTGCCATTAGAATATCTAAACATGGTGCTTCTGCTGCTCTTAAAGCATCAAAGTTTTCTGTTATCATTCTAACATCATCACCACCAACATAAAGTGTTTTAATCAAAGATTCTAAACCCTGTAATGAATCCTTTTGAACCAACTTACTTACTGTCGAATAACATACCCTATCCATTTTTCGAAGATAAACAGTTGCAAATTCTGTTTCATCATCATTGGTAGGTACTGTCAAAGTATAAATAGTTCCATACTTTGCTTTCAGTTCAGTTAGTTCTTTTTCACTTAATTTTGCCATTTTGAGAAATTTTTAATTTGCTCAAATATACAAATTAATTCCACTCAATATGACTAGGTACTAATTCTAAATCAACCGGAATAGAAGTATCACCTGAAGCCGATCCAATGGTATTATTTTTAAACTGACAGTTTCTAATTTTATGAACTACAGGAATCAAAGAAGCATCTGTGTAAGTTACGATAATATCAAATACAGGTATTTCATACAATCTACCATTTGGTGCAGCAGCTACAATATTCATTACTTCTTCCATTAGCAAAGTAATTTTAGCTGTTGGTGTTACCTGACCATAACCCCTAGATACAGGAAATCTTCCTGTAGCATAGATGTTTTCAGTATTAGCCATTTCGCCATACTCAATTGCAGTAGTACCAATGATAGGAATACCTAACACCAATAAAGTAATATCTGCATACTCATAAGATTTACCGTTAATCAACGGAATAATGTTTGTTGCCATGTTTTTATACTGATTTTACAAAACCTACATTTACTTTGATTACTCTAGCAACTCCTAAAGGAACATTCTGCAATGTTATTTCTAGTGTGCTTGTTGCAAGTACATTTTGGTTTGGATTAATAATTACTTTATGTGCTGAAAGTTCATTGTCTGCTTCCATTTGTGTTAATGGATTTTGGCACAATGTTTCAAAATAACCGATAGTTGCAGCAGTTAATGTACCATCTGCATTTACCTTCAATGGTGAACTTAAACTAGGCAATAAAGCAGCACGAACTACCCTAGTTATTTTTTGGTAAACTCTGTTATTCTCAATAGTTGAATAATCACTAGTTGGTGTTATAGCAGTCAAAGAATTTGACCAATAAGATCCGGTGATACCAATTTGCTTCAATAAAAATGTATAAGCATAGTTGTTTAAACTCTCTAATTGAGCATCAGCAATTGCTGTGTACATTTGACCATTAGCGAAAGCCAAAGTATCAAATTCAACACCATTGCTCATTGGGAACTTTTGAATCCATGCAATAGAATCAGATACAGCACCAAAACTGATAGCACCTAACATAGTACCTACAGCACCTATACTCTTTCCTGTTGCCTTCCAAAGTTTATAACCTGCTGCATAACCATCCTGTGCAATACAAACACTTACATTTGGTGCAGTTAAAGTAGTTAAATCACTCAAAGAAGCAACACTAGCAGTAGCACTTATTTCAGCACCTAAAACGAATTGTAATGGTTTGTAAACTGCTTCATTTGCAGTAGCTATTGCCTGAAGTGCAGTACATTGACCTGTTACAAATGCTGTGTTATTTTGGTAAACTGCCATTTGTTTGATTTCACCATTTGCATAATTCTGCATTTCGGTTATATCAGCAAAAGCATAGGTAGTTTCCTGTGCATAAAAACCAACATATAGTTGACCTTTTGGCTGTATTCTGAAGTATTCTGAAATATGATAGTAAGCAATGTCAATAAAAGAAGCAGTACCACTAACTACATTCTGTGTTAATGTTCCGGCTAATGTTCCAACAATTGTTGCTACATAAGGTGTTCCTGTATTTAAAAATACACCTTCTGTTTTTGGTGCAGTTATAGTTACTGTCGCTGTAGCAGCTATTGCAGTAAAACCATGTGTGTTTGTTCCTGAATTAATAGCATTTGCAAGAGCAGTTGCAGCAGTTGATGTACTTACAACATCAGCAGCAACTTGTGTATAACTAGCAATAACTACAGGTGTTCCAACTTTTGCACCTTCAATAGTGTTGCAAGTTAATTTCATTGTATCACCTACAGCACCTTTGTTAGTTACTAAAAATGTAGCTGTACTTGCAGTAGCACCCAATCCTGTGTTAGTTATTCCTAATGCAACAGCATCATCAACAGAAAAGATTTTTTTAATTCTATCTGTAGCACTAAAGCCACTAGGCAATGTTCCGTTATAATAGTGAATATATCCACTAATATAGTCAGTACCTGTCAACGGTCTGCCTAAACCGGATGTACTTTTTATAAATTGTATATTTGGTAGTGCCATTTTTTATTTGTTATAAAAAAACCTACCCACCATACAGCAGATAGGTTTTTTATTTGAATTAATTATTTAATTAAGATACCCAAGTTTGAACTAGAGCAGCAACACCTTTCATGTCAGTTCTCAAAATTGCAGAACCTAGCATTACTTCCATGTTGAAGATAGAACCTAGATATTCAGGTTTTCCGTTTCCGTTAGAACCTGCATCATACATTGGATTCATTGCACCCAAAGCACGACTAACAGTAGTTTGATGCCAAGCAATACAAGCTAATCTATCATCAGCAGCAGCAGCAGCACCTACTGCTTTTGCAGAAGTACCTGTTTTAGAGAATACAGCAACAGTTGGTCTAACCATGATGTCAAATCCAAACAATTGAGCAACTACACCTGTAGCTAGTGCATTAACTTGGAAACCGTTGTAAGAAGCACGAACAACATCAGAAATTGTAAACAATTCCCAAAACATATCTGCCTGCATTAAAAGTTTTCTTCCTGTTCTAGGTACATTGTCTTTGTCAAGTTTTTTAGCCAAGTTAGCAATGTCAACCAAAGCAACAGCATTTCTTGTTCCTGTACCTGATGGTGGTAATGAAGTTCCGGCAGCACCTGTAGTCAATACGATGTTAGCAGCACCTGAAGCACACCATGAAACAGCAGTATAATCACCAATGGTTTGTGTCAATGTAGACATTTGCTGACCAATAACACTTTGACGCTTATCGTAAGAATTTTGCAATTCATCGATGTTAGTTATCAAGGTAGGTGATAAAGCATACTGATTCAAGTTATAAGTTAAATCAGTATCAGTTCTTTGAGCAATAGTCAAAGGAAGTACACTAGGATTAACATTTACAGTTGGATTTGCACCTGACTGTGGAACATGCACTACACCAAATGCAATATAAGCACTATGGTCAACAGAGTAAGGTAGAAAATCAGCATTTCTGTTCAATGCTTCTTGGATGTCTTGCACCCAAATTTCTTTAATTAGAGCCATTTTTTATTTGTTTTGTTTATTATTTATTTTGATTTTTTTGATTTTACTTTTTCTTCTTTTTCTTCTTTGTGAACTACTTTGTATTCACTTTTAGATTGCTTTGCATATCTAGCAGCATCTGCTTCATTAATAAAAGCATTTCCATCTTCGAAAACGAATAATGTAGTTACTTCAGGATTAACTGCAAATACTGATTCCATTACTTACCGATTGTTTTAAGTAATTCTTTGTATGCTTCAGGTGCAGAATTCATCAATTCATTCAATCCGGAAGGATCTTTCTTCTCCCAAGTTCTGAATGTCCAACTTGACCTATCATTCTTATCTGCTTCTACTTTCTCTGCATTGAATACAGGTGTATAAGCTATTTTGATAGCACCAAACAAATCTTTTAGTTCAGCAGCACCCATTGTGCAGTTTACAAAATATTCTTTCTTTGCAGCATCTATTTTCTTTTCGCTGATAGCATTTTCAATTACTTCTAATTTCTCTGCTTCTGCTTTTGCTAGTTCTGCTTCTTCAAAAGATTTTAATTTTTCTTTCAAAGTTTCTATTTCTGATTTTAATGTTTCAGTTTCATTGATTGCTTCTGCTTTTGCAGTTTCTAGAACTTGAATTGATTCAACAATTGCTTCTTCTGTTGCATCATTAGACAAATTCAAAAGATTGGTTACTTTTATCATTTGTTTTTTGTTTAGTAATTTATTATAGATATTATATAGTTCTACCACAGTATCACCCATTGGTTTTCTGTTATTGGTAGTTATTATTTCATCAATTAAACCCATTTCCATACACTTGGCAGCATCCATCCATGTTTCATCTGCCATCATTTGTTTGCACTTGTCCATTGTTAAAGAAGTGCATCTTTCAAAAATTTTAGCTAGTGAATTAGTAATAAGATTCAATACTTCTTCGTTATTACCACCTTGTGCATTGTGCATCATGAAAGTACCGTAATCTACCATTTTCTTTTTCGTTCCACACATAGCAATTACACCTGCCATTGAATATGCCATTCCATCAATACAAGTTGTAACAGGTTTTGCAGAATTAAGAATTGCAGAGCAAATAGATAAACCTTCCTGAACTGATCCACCAATAGAATTTATTCTAACTTCAATTTCAGATACACTAGATTGCTCATTTAACCAAAGTAGTTCACTAGCAAAGTAATTGCCATCAATACCCATCCCTAGTTGATTGTCATCACCTATATGCTTATAAAGCAACATTGTTGCCTTACTACCGGAAAGATTTGAAAACTGTAAATTCATAATACAAAATTAATTAGTAAATTTGTTATATTTTATTTTTGTAACTTTTTTTAAACTATTTTGTAACAATAATATGCCTACACCTGAAGAAAAAGAAAAACAATTTAAAGCTAGAGTAACTGTTGAACTTCGCGGACAAGCAAAGATTAAATTCTTTGAAGAAGTG